AGACGGCAAAGAGCGTGATCGCCTAACAGCTCGTCCCGTCGCGGGCATCGGTCCCACGGGAAGCCGCAGGGGCATCTGGCCGGGGCGAAGTCGGACATTCCTCAACCTCTCGCCACTCGTCGGGGTTTAGGTCGATGACCGGCGACATGTCTGTCGGTTGGGTCTGCCCCTGCCCGGCGAAGTCGTTGCCGAAAATTTGGACCGCCATTATGAGCCAACCGGTTCATATTGGGACCGTCTAAACACTCTCCCCGCTGACAGGTCGCTGGCGAGTTCGCTTGCGCAGCGTTCCAACGTGTCCGCGTTTTCCTTGTTTAAGCGCCACTCCTCCTCGCTTGGCTCGCAATCTTGCTGCGCCAGCCGGTAGGCTGCGGCTTGCTTTCGCCAATCGCGCACGCGCCTTTCGAGCCGGCTTTCCAGCGCCGTCGGTCCCGTCATCTTTGCCCTCCTGATAGTCTCGAATTTCGTCGATAGGGACGCCGGTCAGATCGGCGATGATTGTGGCTTGCTCTGTGCTGGGCCGGAATTTCTCCTGCGCCCACACGTACATTGTCTGACGCGAGACGCCGATCGCGCGGGCTCTCGCGGCGAGGGTGTCGCCGGGCACCTTGGCGAGGATCGCGGCCATGGGGTAGCGCAGCTTGTGCATGACCGCCAAAAGGTCAACGGCGAGCGCCGGGGGCGACGCCTTTGCGATTGCCTGTGACAGGGTTGTTTGAAAGTCCATTGTGTCAGCCGATTGTTGGGTGAGGATGTTGACAGTGGGATAGGCGTGATAGACCCGATGGAGGTTCTGTTCTTCGCGCGTGGCCCATACGCAATTTCCCGGTTCGTAGCCAAGATCGTTGTCACGGCGATGGATTGTCAATCCAATAGGCCGACGGTCCATGTCCACAACGAAATTTTTGAACGACCATCGCCATCTGTCGCAGACCTTGATCCCCCTGCCGCCATACCATCGGTATTTGATGTCGGCGGGGTAGTGGCATCGCTGCCTCATGCTCCGCCAAGTGTTGTACGTCACCCAATCAAACGCCATTGGTGTAATATACAGGGCTTGACGCCAACGCGCAAGCCTGACACCATAGCTCATCCACAACGGAAGGAAAACGAATGAATGAACATCTCCGCGAGGAGGACGCGCATCGAGCGCGTCAGGCCAGCACGGAAGCGATCGGACAGGAGTTGTTCGGCGAGACGACCGGCAGCGACGTTGTCGCGATTGCGGTCTACGTCAACGGGCGGCTGATCCACACCAAGACCGACACGGCGACTGTCGCGCGGATCATGGCGCTTCTGACCGGCACGGCCGACTGATGATGACGCGGGAGCAAGCTCACGAACTGACTGACCGCGCGCTTGCTCTCGCAGGCATGTGCCACGTCATCTTTGCTGGCGAACACCCGGACTGCATCGGCGCGGCGCTGGCGGAGACGATGGCGACCTATCTGGGCAACCATCGCGTCCAAGGCGATGATCGCAGCGAGCGCGAGATGCGGGACGCGATTTTTGAGCAATGGATCAAGACGGTTCGCGATCTTTTGTTGATTTACGACAAGCCGCCGACGGGGACGCAATGAAGGGGTCGAAGTACAATCTCGGCACGTCGCTGATGTATCTGCGCCTCGCCTATCAGTCGATGTCCAAGGATCAGGAGGAAGCCGCGCGCGTCGTCGCCAATTGGGCTGCGGAGAGTGACCATCATCTGATGACGAAGGAAGAACAGTTGTGGGCGCTGGCGGAAATCGTCTTAGCGAAGGTCAAGACGTTGGAGGACGCATGAACGACACCGGCAGCGAAGGCGAAATCATCCAGCGCGTCGAGCGCGCCGCGCCAGCGGAGACGTTCGCGGCGGTCCTCATGCAGATGCTGACCAACCCGGACATTCCGGCCGACAAGATGGAAGTCGTCATGCGGATGCGGCGCGAGGTTCTGACCGACCAAGCGCGCGAAGCCTTCATGGAGCATTTCGCGGCGTTCTCGGCGGAGCTGCCGCAAGTCGAGCGCGACGGGACTGTCACGCTGGAAAAAGACGGGCGCACCATGGGGCGCTACAACTTCACCACGATCGAAGCGATGGATGTGATCCTGCGCCCGCTGTTGGCGAAGCACGGGCTGGCGATTTCGTTCGCCTCCGTTGACAACAAAGACAGCGTGACGATCACGGGGACGATTTCGGGCCACGGCTGGGAGCGTTCGTCAACTTATTCGTTTCCGCCTGACACGGGACCGGGACGCAACGCCTTGCAGGCGCGCGGTTCGTCGCGGCGCTACGCCAAGCGCTACATCGTCGATGATCTTTGCAACGTGGTTCGCAAGGGCAAAGACGACGACGCGCGCGGCGCGATGGAGGCGCTGATCGACGCGACGCAAATCAAGGAGCTGGTCGACCTCATCAAGGCGACGGCGACGGACGAAGCAGCGTTCCTCAAGACGATGGTTTCGGGCTCGGAGAGTTTGCAGGACATCCGGCAGCGCGACTTTCCGCGTCTCATCATGGCGCTACGCGAGAAGAAGCAGCGGCGGGCGCAGAAGTGAGCGAGCCCCGGAGCGAGCTGGCGCGCTACGCCTTCGGCTACTCGGACAAAAAGCCCGGCTGGCTGTTCTGGCTGATCCATCTGGCGATGGTCGCCTTCGTGCTGTGGTCTTTCCTCGGCGGCCATGCGCAGGCGCAGCCCCATTGTTTCAGTATTTGGCACTTTCACGAGCGACAGCGATGTGGAGGAAACAACCGCCCCCCGGTTGTGAGCATCGCCAAGCGGGAGACGGTCCCGGCGCCTGCCGCAATCTCCGTGCCGGGACCGTCTTTCGACCTCCCGTTACCCGATCCTGACCCAGCGACAACCGCGCTTAGGGAGCGACTGCAATGACCCAGACGTCGCGAGTTGTCTTGGCGTGCTTGTTCACGTTCGCCGTGCTGGCGACGGTCGCGTGGCTCGCGGCGTCCATCATGGCCCACCAATGATCGAGCCGACGGAAGCCGACATCGGCCGGTCGGTCCTCTACACCGGCCGAAAGCCACGCGCGACGAGCGCATGGACAGGGAGATGAATCAATGAACGATTTTATTCCGAGAGGCTACGACCAAAGAATGCGCGACGCCTATTTCGCCGCAAGCCGCGAGGACTTGGAGTGGGAGAACATGAGGAAGCCGGGCCAATTTCGGGACGAGACGGCGCTGCAATCGCTTCTGAGCGGCGAAGAGGACGCGATGCATAAGCTGCTGCAAACGGCGGCGTTCATGGAGGGCTTCGCGAGAGGCGCGGACGGCCGGTTCGCAGCGATCGAGGCGAGGCTAAAGGCATTGGAGGACGCACATGCGGCTGTACCGGGTGGAGCAGGGTTCGGGCGAGTGGTATCGCCTACGCCTCGGCAAGCCGACGTCGAGCAACTTCCACAAGATCGTGACGCCGCTGGGGGCGCCGTCGAAGCAAGCGGTGAAGTACCTCTATCGGCTAGTGGCCGAACGGCTCCTCAACGAGACGATGGATGACGAAATCGGCTTTGTGAAGTGGGTGGCGCAGGGCAAGGAGCAGGAGCCCCACGCCGTCGCGCGATTTCAAGCCGTCAACGAGGTCGAGCTAGAGCCGGGCGGGTTTGTGACGACCAACGACGGCCGGATCGGCGCGAGCCCGGATCGGATTTTCAAAGGCCACAAGGAAAGCCTCGAAATCAAGTCGCCCGCGCCCTGGACCCAGCTCCAATATCTGCTTGAAGGCCCGGACGACGCCTACATCGCGCAAACGCAAGGGCATTTGCTGGTCGGCGACGAGTTCGAGGCGGTCCATTTCTACAGTTACCACGAGCGAACGCCGTCTTTCCATCGGGTCATTCTTCGCGATCCCCACTATCAGTCGATCCTCGCGGCTGCGCTCGACAGCTTTTGCGACGTTCTCGACCAGACGACGGAGCGGGCGAAGGCGCTTGGGGCCTATGCCGTGGTGCGCCGGGTCGAGACGCCCGTCGATGTCGCCTATCAGCAAGACGAGTACGTGCAACTGAGGCTGGTCAACCCGGAGGAGGGGGA